GGCGCATGCATTCGCTCCAGGTGCCTGGGGCTGGGTTGAGCTCGGCGGGGTTGATTACGCTGTGCCCGGCGGCGCGGAGGGTGGCGGCCGTGGAATGGAACAGCGGGAAGTTCAGGTCCAGCATGTTGGTCATGGGACCGCTGAGGTAGATGCGCTTCATGCTGCCTCCTGCTGCGGTTGTTCTTGGCGCAACGCGCCCTGTACCGTTTCCACCACCCGGCGCAGATAGTTGAATTCGTGATTCTCCTCGACCGCCTTGTCGCCAACCGGGTAGTGCCACTCATCTCCAAACAGCTCAGTCAGTAGCCTGTCGTGATGCCAGCACTCGTTTGGCGACTCCACGCTTCGCAGAACGTCGATGTCGTGCCAGAGCTCGCGCGCCTCATCCTTGCTCAGCTCGTCCAGCTCCCAGTCATGTCGGCCGGTCTGTTGCCGGCGGCGCTGGACGATGCACTTTTTCGCGAAGGCGTGAAGGGCATTCCCGCTGAACCGCGTGCCGCTGATACCGCGATCGAGGCAGTTCAGGACGTAGTGCCAATCACAGTCGGCCACGAACTCGGCCACCGTGCGCGGACCCATCCCGCCCCAGTAGGCGCTCCAGCTGTTGTCCCAGCAATTGACCGTGATCTTGCCCTGGGCGGTCTGATAGCTCGGGTCGGATTCAGTAGGGCAGTCGCGGCGGCCGAAGTCCTCAAGGAACACGGTAATAGCGTCGAGACGCGGCGCGCCGGTGATCACCAGCTTCGTGACTGTCGAGCGCTCAACCTTCAGCGGCTCGGCCGGTTTGGTTTCTGTGGGCATGACGGATACCTATGCCGGGGCATGCCCGGGCGGTGGAGATTCGATGTGGGAAAGGATTTGTTATGGCAAACTGCAGGCCAACTCTCGATAGCCAAGAACAAAGGACTGTAAGCATGGTGCAATGCGTAGATGATTCTTTCAGACATTTAAGTAATGTTGAGATGGGTAAAGAAACTGATGCATTCGGTCTTCTTTCAGATTTGTTTCAGTTGTTGAAATATATTAAGGGGATAAAAAACAAACATATTAAGAAGGCTTATGATGATAACCATTTAAGCCGGGTCTGCTTTGATAAAAAAATGTATTTCAAAAAGCAACCGTTTCTAGATTATTGCAAGGTTCAGTTGGTAGTTGGTGTTAAATACTTTGAGGTTTTAGTTTTAGAGATTGAAGCGAAAATAAAAGATAAGTCGCCTGATTTTGCGGTTAGCGTGATCACGATTTATAAGGATCAGCTTTATGATTATATTTTTGATTTTAAGCTTCCAGTTGAGACGTTAGAAAAAAAACTAGATCCAAACTATATTTTTTTTAGCGGAGGTAAGAGTTCAGCAACAAGATCCGCGGATATTTATAGGTTTTCTAAAGCCCTAGCCTATGGCGGGACTTATGATGAAAACCTGTTGCGTGCATACCATAAAGAAAGCCAGGTTGCGGCTGTCTTCGTCTTGAGGCAAGCGCTTGAGCTTAAGTTCGAGCGTATTTTAGGTGTGGTTCTGTTCGATAAGAATGGCGCCAGGCCAAAACTCAGGCACGGAGTGCATCTTGATTTCATATTAAAGAATACTAATCTTTTTGAATTTCCAGAATTTGATTTTACGCTGTTGAGCGATGTTTATAATTGGTGTAGCGGAGTGGTTCATCAAGGTTTTCAACCACTGATTTGGCAAGTGCCTTATGCGCACGAACTGTGCAATGGGTTGTTCGCTTGGGGTGATCTTGATCGACATGGGGGAATGAGTTGTGATGGTGGTGTTCGCATACTCAATGTCGACGAAATTCGACAAAAATTCCTTTCTCATATTTTCTCGATAGAAAAAAAGGGCTATTGGGGAATATATTTTGATAAGCCAGAGGCGTCCGATTTTTCCGCTCCTGAGTATGAATGAGTCAGATTAATGGTAGGGCCGGTGCTTTCGATAGCCTCTCCGACTGGCGTGATTCGTAGAAGTGGGGTATTTGTGTTCGGCCCGGCATGGAGCCGGAAGGAGTGACTTATGAGTCTGCCAGTAGATCGTCCGTACGCTGTTGACTACACATACCGCGACATAGAGTCGAAGATAGGCTTCAAGTGGGGAGCTGCGAACAACCCAGTGCCTCAGGCCCTAAGGATTGAGGTGAAGCTACCGAGTGGACAAGTGGATAACATTCGCGAGCATGCTGAATACACATCATTCGACGACGCTGTAGAAGAGGGAAAGCTGCACGTTAATCGTTATGTAGATCGATTCCTTGCTGCTCAAGGCTAATCGTCGAGCGTGATCCTCAGCTCTTCTCGCTGATATGCCAGCTTCAACTTCCGCGACACGTTTTCGGGTATCACGTATGCGTGTCGCGGCGGGGTTAGCAGCGGAAGGGCGCTGCCGGGGCCGAGTCCGTGCAGGTGATGAATCATCAGCGTGATCGCCTCGCCCTGTTCCTCGATGCCGCTCCAGGCCATCAGCTCAGCAAGTGCTTGGCGAGTACCGGGCAGGCAGTGCAGCCTGATTTCCTCTTCGCCGCGCTCCTTCCTCTTCGCCGCGGCTTTCGCTGAGCGATCTGCATTGCTCTTGGCCATAGCCTACCTCTTCAATTCCGCTGGCCGGCAAGTCCAGCCAAGTCTGTCGTTTGCGTTGTTGGGTGCGAAAACGTCTCACGCAGCTACCTTCACCTGATGCCAGGCGCCGGCGGCGTAGAACAGCTTCGCGGCTTCGGCTTCATCCATCGATATCTCGTCCGGAATGGCGATCCAGCCTGATGCGACGAGATGGGCCGGGTTCGCGCTTTTACGCAGCTCCAGGTAGTAATGCTCGATGGCGTCGGTCAGGCGCTCGACCTTGTAAATGCCCTCTGGCGAGATCTCCACCGACTTGATGTACTCGGCGCCGCGCTCGTCGCGACACATGGCGCCGATGTAGATCGTCCAGCGATACGAGAAATCGAATATCGCGTTGGCGATCGCCAGACTGCGGATCTGCTTGCAGCTTTTCCAGTTCGCCATGATCTGGCTGCCGCTGGGGTCGATGTTCACCACCGCGACGTGGTTGGTACGCAGCAGCGCCCGGCAACTGCGTTCGGCCCGGGCGAAGCCGTTGTTGGGTTTGCGTTTCGACTTCATATCGCGTCCGCCATTTTGCGCAGAGCCCTGCGGTCAGCAGCCGATATCGGCTTCGGGCGCCGCTTGAGGACCGTTTCAGGGTCTATTTTCTCCGAGCGGGGAGGCTTTGGCTTCATGCGGGCGGTTGGCAGCTCTACGAAGCTGGCGCCGGGCCGCGTCCAGAACTCAGCCACCGCTTCCTCGATTCGAGCTGACTCTGCTTGTTTAGCTCGAACCGCGTTGAGGTGGTTGCTGATCATGCTGCTTTACTCCGAAGCTTCGCCTCGTATCCGTCCACCAGCAGCTTGAACTGCCAAAGGTCTTCTTCGAGTTGTTCGATGTAGTCGTCGTCGCGCTTGAATTCCTGCAGCCAGAGCTGGCGACCAACTGGTTTCAGGAGAGGGCAGTACATTCCGATATGCCACCACTTGCGGCCGGTGATCCACATGCAGCCCTGTACTTGGTCGATAACCTCGCTGGCATCGTTGTCGATGTGGAACGCGCGAAGCTTGTCAGGCGAAAGGAAACATTTGTACTCCGAGCCGCCATCGTCGCCGATGAACCCGTCTGCACTGGCGCCGAACACGCCGTCGTCCGTTTTCACCAGCCCGACCTGAGTCACGATCAGGCCCGTCTGGATTTCGTGTTCCATGCGGGCTTCGGGTTCGAGTTCGTGTCCACGTCGCATCTGCCACGTTTCGAAGCCACCATCCAGCGGCGCACCGCCGATCCGTTCAACGGCCAGTTCGAAGGCGTAGGTGAGTGCGGCGTTCGATGGTTCGCCGACCTTCTCGCCATCGAGAGCGCGCTGCACGACTTCGGCCTTCGGACCGGCCTTGTATCCAGCCAGGTCGCGGGCCTTGCTTTCGCTATGGCCGGCCAGGATCGCGTCGACATACTTCCGCTGCTGGGCGGTGAGCCCGTTCACCTTGGATCGGGCGGTGCTGAACATGCTGGCAGTGATGACTCCGGCGCGGCCTTGCAGCCATTCAGCGGAGCCCTGCGTGCAGTTGAGGACGATCATTGAGGCGCCTCCAGTTTGGCTTTATGGACGGTAACGGCGGTCTTCACCGTGGAATACCCGTTGGTGTCACCCGATGCTTGCAGGACTTTCAGGCTCGCCTGCCAGACGTCTTTCAGTTCGTCCGGCGTTGTGGTTTGCCCGACACGCTCAAGGATGTCGGCGACGACCTGGGCGCGCATGTCGTCCGTGTCAGAGCCATCGGCTGACTGCCCGTCATCGTCTCGGGTTTCGCCGGTGGTGATGTTGAGCAGCGCGCACATGACGTAGCGCTTGCCGTACGTGGTGGAGGAGCCGACCGCCTGAACTTCGTTTCGGCCTTTGCCGATATCGACTGGCAAAGTCATGGTTGTTTGCTCGCGGTGACCGCCTCGGTGCATGAGGATGCCGGTGACCTTGATCACCTTATCTTCGGTTTCAACCTTGAAGGTGATGGCGAAGCCGTGCTCTTGCATGATCGGCTTCAACGTGTGAGTGATGTGGTCAAGCGTGGCGTAGGAGTTGCCGGTGTGCAGGTTCACCGCGCCCTCGAACACAGTCGGGATATTGCACTGCATCTCGGCCATGGCCGCGTTGAATTCCTGCTCGGCGGTCTTGGCCTGCATGCGCTCATGCATGGCGAGCAGCCGCTCCATCTTTTCGATATCGCAGGTTGGATCGGCGGCGGCGCGGCTGATGACCGCCATGATGCTGTTGTCCGTCGAGATCGGCACGACGGCTTGCCGGCGCTGCTCCGGCATGATGATTTCGGTAGACATGGCGACCTCAGTAGCTGATTGAAATGGCGGGGATCTTGCGCTGGGCGATCAGGGTGATTGCCTGCTTCGCGCATTCCTCGGTCATGCCGCCCTCGATGAAGGCTTCCAGCGCGGCGCGGTTGATCTGTTTTTTGTGCTCCAGGTCGGCCTCGCGCGCCTGCTGCTGGCGGAGGATTTCGGCAGCCGCTGCGTCGGCGCGGCGGCGCTCGTCGGCACGCGCTTGCTCTGCGGCCTGTTCGGCACGTTTCGCCGCGGCTTGGCGTTCCTGCTCTGCGCGTTGCTCGGCGGCGATGCGATTCGCTTCCGCCTGCTCTGCCGCCAGTCGAGCCTGCTCGGCCTGCTGCTCAAGCTGGAGGCGCTGACGTTCGGCCTGAGCTTCTGCGTCACGGGCAGCTTGCTCGGCGGCACGCTGCGCTGCGGCAGCCTGATCAAGCAGCTCTTGCTCGCGTCGGGCGGCGGCCTCTCGTTCGCCCTGTGCACGCTGCTCAGCTTCGCGGCGGGTGCGCTCTTCAGCTTCTCGGGCGATCTGTGCATCCCGATCGCGCTGAGCCTGTGCTTCGGCTTCGGCGCGCAACCGGATCAATTCGGCCTGCTCGGCTTCGTACCGCGCTCGCTCGGTGTGCAGGGCACGCAGTTTGATCAGCGTCTGGTCTTTCACCTGGAGTGCTTCGGCCAAGAACTCTTCCCAGCTATCGCCGATTTCGAGCAGTTCGAGGTCGGTGATGATGTTGGCCAAGTGGGCGGACGTTGGCGCTATTTCAAAGATGGCGAGATCCTTGATCTGCTGGATCGCGTCGTTGTGCTTGTCGACCCGAGCATCTTCGGCTGCCTGCCAGTCATCCAGAGGCTTCCGCACTTCCTTCTGCCAAGCTTCAAGCGTGTCCCACACGCGTTTCCGCTCGGCATCGATCAGCTTGGGGATTTCCTTTTGCTTGGCGGAAATCTCTTTGCCCACTGCTTCGAGCGCTGTTTTCGATTTGGCGATCGAGTGCGCCATCGAGGCGTAGGCGTCGCGGCCTTTGCGAGTCTTGAGGTCGGGCAGCACCTTCTTGAACTCGTCGACCTTGGCGCGCACCTGATCAAGCCATGGGTCAAGCCCGTTCGGCTTGCTGTAGACGGCGAGGGCGGTTTCCGCCGGCGGCACTGCTGCCAGTTCGGTATTTGCGGACACAGGGGATCCTTGGCCGCGACATGCGCAGCGATTGAATGCTTGGGTTATTGAGTGATGCGGTCGGCGAGGGCGCTGAGCAGCATCAGGAAGGTGTAAATCGAGAGGACTGGGAACGAGCCGCGCCGGATCAGCACGCGGCGCGCCCGCTGAAGGCTGGTCATCTGAACACGTTGTAGGTGGTGGAGCGCGGCACCTGGCAAGTGCCCGAGCCGTCTTTCACGATGCCGTAGGCGCCTGCACCGGCGACCAGAAGCACAACGAGAATCCAGTAGACGAGGTTCATGGCCGAGCCCTCACAGCGATGCGTCCACCTTTCATGGTCACCGACAGGCGCTGCGGGAGGCTGTCGACCAGGTCCTCGCGCTTGCGGCCGATCACCTCGTTGAAGGGTAGGCCGAAGCCGAGAATCGCGATGCGGCGCTCGATATCGTCGAGCTGCTCATCGACCAGCGTTTTCACCAGAGGGGTTGTCATGCAGAAACTCCTTTCAGATGCGTGTTGCGCTCGACGAACTTGGCGTCCAGCGCATCCCGGTAACGATTGGCGGTGCAGGTGTCGATGATCTCGGCGAACTCCGCCATTTCAATCATGCCCATGACGAAGGTGTGATCCGGCACCGGAGTGCAGGACTTACGCATCTTCGCGATCTCAAGGCCCAGCCGGGCCAAGGCGGATTCCTGATTCATAGTTCGTTGTCCTCGGCCTGGGCGATCAGCGCGTCATCGACAAGGGGTCGAAGTAGGCCCTCTGCGATTTCGCCAAGCTTGCCCAGTGGGTGGTCGCTGCGGCCGAGCAGTTCGGCGGAGGCGACCTTGTCAGCGTGGCCGCGCTCGGCGGCGATCAGCAGGTAGCCCAGCGAAGCCGTGGTGACCTCGCAGCCTGCAAGCCGTCCGTTTGCATGCTCATCAACTGCCAGAGCGAACTGGGCCAGCGTGACGCCCTGAGCCGGCCGCATGCGGCGCTGGAACGAGACGTCGCAGCCGAACCGCACCAACTGCTCGGTCGCGTTGTACAGCCACTCAGCCCGAGCCACTTCCTGCGCGCTCTCGCTCACCATCGGAGGCAACTGCGCGTCGTGCATGGCCTGACAAATCTTCAGTGCTGCGTTCATGGTTGCCTCCAGGGCGGCGTTACAGTGGTTTTTGCTGTTCTTGCTTGGCCTGCCTGGCCTTGATGGCGCAGTCGGCATGCTGGGTTCGCCAGCCACCCGCATGGCGCTCAAAGTGGCCTTGGCCGACCTCTACGCGCTGGTTGCAGCGGTAGCAGGTGCCTGGGTGCTTGTTGCGCATGGCGGGTTACTCGGTTGGCGGGGCGGGGAGTGGCTGCCAGTGAGTCGGTGGATTCTCATCAGTGAATCCGCCATCCCACGACATCCAGAATGGTTCGATTTCTTCGTACTCCGGACAGCGGCAGGCCCCGCCACAGTCGCCCGCATCCCGCATAAGTTCGTCGCCAACCGTGTAATGCCCAAGGGTCACACGAGGAGGAACCGGAACGCCGTCGAATGTCTGCCCGATGGACGCCAGAAGAATCTCTGTGCCATCCAGCGGCGCCGTCGCAATGTCTTGCCAATCGCTCATGGCGACCTCCAGTGTTTTTGGTTAGGCGGTGGCGGGGACGGCTTCACGAAAGCGCGAGGGGCTCCAGTCGCACGACTCATCCGCTGGGATGTGGCCGAACATCGCGGTGCAGCGCTTGCAGTGCACGCAGTCGCCGCAGGTCTTGCCCTCGGTTGTCTTCCCAATGCACCCGTCACCAGGTGCATCAGTGAAAAATTCCGTGTTTCTCCGCACCCGCTTACCAGGTCATTCACTCAGTTCGGTCAACACCTCGTCCGCCGTCGCAGTGGGCTGCGCGTGGGCAGGCTGATACGATCCGTGAAAACCTTGGAGCTTTCACATGGATGCAAAAAGCCTCGAACTGCTGCGACAACTGAAGACCTCGCTCACTGCGGAGCGGAGAGATCGAGAGTGGCCTGAGACGACCTGCAGGTTCTGCAAATCGCATTTCCGGTACCACCACAGCTGGAAGCCGGTGCCGATCATGTGCAAGGGCTGCCGTATTGAGCGGAAGACCCCTTACAAGCCCGGAGAAGGCGACACTCTCTATCTCGAAACTCAGGTCTTCCACGGCGGGGCGCCCGGAGGCGGCCGCCGAAAGTGACCTACTCGGCCGCGCCCGCTACTGGCGTCGGCTCGACCGATAATCTCGTTGTTCCTCCAGCCGCGGGCCTTTCGGCTTGTTCTCCCGCTGGATAACTGTTCTTGGCGTTTTACGCTGCACGCCCGGGTCAGTTGCCAACCCTCTGAACCGTTAAGGCCGGTTCATCGCTGCCTTCGAATCTGGGCCGGTGGTGATCCGGCAAGGGGTGTCGCTAAAGAGCGGCGGGTCTGTTGAGGCCCTGGCGCCGGTTTGCTTTGGCGTTGAGGCAAATCTACAACTGAAAATTGTAATGTGCAAGCAAGAGTTGTAATTATTTTTGCAGTTATGCATGGGCTGGGTTTCCTGTAGGCGTAAAAAAGCCCGCGCTTGGCGGGCTCATTTTAGATGTGCGGCGTTTAGTCTCTGCGCAGCGTTGCTGACCTGCCGTGTTTCGCCTCGAATTTGTCGACCATGCCTCGGCATGCGCCGCGCACGAACGTCTTCGTCTGCACGGTTGCCAGCGGATCGTCGTAGTCCTTCCAGCAAAGCTCTATTGCCAGGCGGTCACGGTCTTTCTCAGAGGGAGGTCCCGATAGAGCGCCGATCACAAGAAGCAAACCGAACAAAACCAGCGGCACCAATATGAACCACGGCCAGATCGGCTTACGGGCTGGCTTCGGCGGTTCACCGCTAACCGTTCCAGTGAGCAGGCTGGTACCGCAGTGCTTGCACTTGATGGCTTCGGCTTTGATCGTTTCTGCGCAATAGGGGCAGGCCTTTACCGCTTCGTCCATGTTGAAGCCTCTGAATTCAATTCGCGCGAGAGTACATCGCCCACCAAAAAACATGCCCAAGAATCGCTATCTGCTGCTCCTGGATCTGCTCGAAGGTGTAGTTCTCGTCCGGGTGTTCGTCGTGGTTGAAGCTGCGTAGTTTGATGCCTGTGGGGGTCCGGTAAACCTGCTTCACACGAAGCTGACCGTTGTGGTTCACCGCGTACATCTCGCCGTCGACGATATCGCCGAGCGAGTTTTTGCCCATGTTCACGCCCACTGTGGCGCCATCCCGAAGCACCGGCATCATGCTATTGCCGCTCACCGTCACGCACTTGGCGTTGCTGAATTGAACGCCGTTGTTGCGCAAATCCTTCTTGAAGAAGCGAAGCCTTGCGCTGTCGCTTTCCTCTATCGCGAATCGCCCAGTGCCAGCCGCCAGCTCGACTTCCTTGAGAAAGGGGACGTAGACCTCGTCGTCACCGAGCGGCGTCTCGTCATCCCACGTTTCGATTGAGCTCAACGAAGTGTCGGCAGTGCGGCTCTGGCTTTCGAGCGGGCCGGCCTCGCCCATCAGGTAGGCGACCGAAACCCCAAGCACGTCGCTCAGCATTTTGATCTTCGGATTTCTCGGGACCGTTCGCCCGGATTCCCAGGCTTGGACGGATTGCGGGCTCACATCGAGCTTGCGCGCCAGCTCGGACTGATTCAGCCCAGCAGCCTCGCGGGCCGCAGCGATTCGGGAAGAGGTAGTAGTCATGGCCGCGAGAATACAACTCGAACTTGTAGCTAGCATTGCAATTCTCACTTGTAGTCGAGATTCAAAAGCTGTAACTTTGCGTTGTAATTACCAGTTTAACGAGGACGCTATGGAACAGAACGCAGCAGAGCGTGCAGCTAAGGCAGCAGGCGGCCAGTCGGCCCTCGCTCGCGTCCTTGGCTGTACGCCACAAAACGTACAGCGCTGGTGCGCCACCGGCCGGGTTCCGGCCGAGCGTGTAATTCCCGTCGAGCAGGCAACCGGCGTATCCCGCCATGACTTGCGCCCCGACCTGTACCCCAACGAATCCAGTAAAGCCGCCTAACCATTTTCCATTCACCAAGGAGCAAGACCCTTATGGCCTACGACGACAGCCGTCACCTGAAGGATCGGGAAATCAAATCCCGCTACGACGATGAAACCTACGAGGCATTGAAGGCCGTGGCACGCCTTCACAAGTTGCAGCTCGCAGTGTTCGTGCGGATGTGCGTGGAGGAAAAGCTGGAAAGCATCGTCGAGAGCGATGTTACCGATGAACGCCACATGGCCTGAAGGCCTACAGGAGGCCCTGTGCCTGAAACCACGATCTGCCACGGGATCGATGGAAGGCTTTACGAAAAGCTTGTGCGACTTGCGAAAGCAGAAGGACTGACGCCAGAGCAGTACGCCGCAAAGCTTGGAACAGAGCGTTTCTTCGAGAAGACCAGGCCAAAAGGCTCCGGAAAGCTGCGCAATCTTCCGGTGCCTCGGCGAGAACCGCCACCGGACTTAAAAGGGACTGAAAAAGGATTCGCTGATGAAGTCCAGACATAGCAAAACCCAAACCGCAGGCGAAAAAAAACCACCAGGCCCGGTGGTTTCTTCTACTGCATACAACAAAAGCATCTGTGAGGCGAATTATGCATACCTCTAACCATGATGTACAGGCCCTCAAAAAGCCCGCGACACCTTTTTGCGATTCCGAAAACGTGTCGCGACACACGATGTCGTCTCGCGAGATTGCAGATCTGGTGGAGGCGCGCCACAACGACGTGATCGCCACTATCGAGCGCCTCTTCGCAAAAGGGCTTTTACGATCAACTCGTAAAACCCGAAAGGAAGCTACTGGAGGTCGGCCTACCGAAGTTTACGACCTCATCGAGCGCGACACTCACTTGGTGGTCGCCGGATACAGTGACGAGCACCGAGCTCGTGTTATCGACCGCTGGCAGGAACTGGAAACGAAAGTCGCTCAGCCTGTGGCAATGCCTTCCTACGCCGAGGCGCTGAGGCTTTATGCCGACCAAATCGAGCAGACAGCTGTTCTTCGGATCGAGAATCGGGAGCAAGCCACCAAAATCCATTCCATGGAGAACCTGTTCAAGGAGGGGATGACGCACACCCAATTCTGCAAGGGCCTCAATGGGGTCAACGTCATGCAGGTGGGCAAGTTCCTCGAAGGCCGCAGCTGGCTCTACAACGAGAGCAAATCTGGCCTGCGCTTCCGTGTGGCGTCATACGCCCGCGACAAGTACATGACCGAGCATCAGCACGAAGTCACTCCCCACGGCAAAGAGCCGTTCGTTTCCTTCACGCCAGTCCTGCTCAAGAAGGGCGCCGTGCGTCTGTACGACCTGTACCTGGCTGGCGAGCTGCCAATGAAGAAGACCTGGGACGGGCTTTTCACTCATGACAAAGCATTGAGGGCCGCGTAATGGCCGGGGACTGGATCAAAATGCGAATCGACCTTCAGACACATCCGAAAGTTTTCCGCATGGTGTCCGCATTGAAAGCGGACAGACTTCGGATTATTGGCGGACTGCACATTGCGTGGAGCATCTTCGACACCCATTCCGACGACGGTGTACTGCACGGCTACAGCGTCGATGCGATGGACGCAGTGGTTGGCTGGCCGGGCTTTACCCAGGCCATGATCGAGGTGGAATGGGCGTCCGTGCAGGAAGACGGAAGCCTTGTAATGCCTCGCTTTGACGAGCACAACGGTGCCAGTGCAAAGCGCCGGGCCAACGACAGCGAACGCAAGCGTAACGACCGCAAAAACAACTCTGTCCGCAATGTGTCCGCAAGCGATGCGGACAAAACGCGGACCAGAGAAGAGAAGAGAAGAGAAGAGAAGAAAGAGCAAGATCAAAAGCATGGTGCTGGCGCACCGGCGAAGTCTGGCAAATTCGATCCGCTCACTGCCAAGCCCGAGAATGTATCCGAAAAGGCATGGGCCGACTGGTGCCAGCACCGCAAGGAAATCCGCAAGCCGCTGACCGCCAAGAGCTGTGAGCAGCAGGCCAAGGCCTTACTGGGCCATGCCGCGCCGGATCAGGTGCTCGCCACCTCGATCTCCAACGGCTGGACCGGCATCTTCCCGGACAAGGTCGCCAGCAACGTGCACCCATTCCCGCAATCCCGGCACACCGGCTTCGCCGATCGCGATTACACCTCCGGCCTGAAAATGCGGGAGGACGGCAGCTATGCGCTCTGAGTCAGTCCAAGTCACTTCCGAACTGCCGCCGGGCACCCGCATTCAGCCAGCCGAGTGCGAAACCCACGGCGCCTACGAGCAGAAGGTCTATGCCGTGCTGGGCCGTGAGCTCAGAAGCAATTGCCCCGAGTGCAGCCGTATCGCCCGAGAGAAGTCCGAAGCCGCTGAGCAAGCCAACAAGGCGATGGAACTGCGCATGTCTCTCGCTCGCAAGCTGGGCGATGCGCTGATCCCGAAACGCTTTACCACTCGCACCCTGGGTAACTACCAAGCCGAGAACGACGGCCAGCGCAAAGCCCTCCGGTTCTGCCAGCACTACGTGCAGATCTTCGACGAGATCATGAAGACCGGTCGCTGCATGGTGCTGATCGGCAAGCCCGGTACCGGGAAAACGCACCTCGGCGCAGGCATGGCCAACGAGCTGCTGCACAACACGTCTCGGACGGCCGTGTACCGCACTGTCGGCGCAATCCTTCAGGCGATCCGCTCCACATACGACAAGCACAGCGAACGCAGCGAGGCCGAGATTCTCTCAAGCCTGATCGATCCCGATCTGCTGGTGCTGGACGAGGTAGGTGTGAGCAAGGAGCAGCCGAGCGACTTCGAGCTGACAACCCTGTTCGCAATCATCAACGGCCGGTACGAGCAGGAGCGCCCGACGGTGGTGATCTCCAACCTCGAAGCCAGCCAGTTGCCGGCCGCCATGGGTGATCGCTGCGTCGACCGTCTGCGCGAGGGCGGAATGATCGTGGTCCCGTTCGATTGGGAATCTCAGCGCGGCAAGGAAGGGTTTTGACATGACCATCGACAAACAAAAACTCCAGAAGCTGCTGTGGGCCGAAGCCGCGTCATTTCGTGCCGACTGCGCAGACTGGAAGCGCAACACCGAGGCGCTGCAAGAATTCCTCGGGGAGAAGACCGTGGAGGAGGTGGCGCTTGAGGTGCTGGCTGAGAACAACCGGCTTGGGCAAATCGAGTACGCATTTTCGGAGTGGATCGAGAAAACCGATTGGGTGCAGTCCACCGTGCAAGCGTCCGAACTTGGCCGCCATCGCGCGGATGTGCTGCGCACGCGGATCGACCAGTTCAAGGCCGAGAACGAGGCGCTGCGCAAAGCGATCGCCGACGTCGACGGCGCGCTGGAGCGTGAATACTGGAGCGAGTACGCCGGGCTTGAAGAGACTCGCTCCATCCTTGACGCGGCAATAGACAAGGCAGCTCAGGCATGACTGACAAGATCAGCGTCAACTGCCAGGCAAAGCTCTCCGAGGCCATTACCGCGCTCAGCACCATGTTCCGCGACAAAAAATTCGTCGTCGTGTCGCTGCGACCGGGCAAAGACCGCACGCTAGACCAGAACCGGCTGTGGTTCGCAATGTACAAGCGCATCGCTGAAATGACCCAGATTGGCGATGAGGCTGAAGCCCGGCGCTACTGCAAGCTGCACATCGGCGTGCAGATCCTGCTGAACGAGGATGCCGGGTTTCAAGCTGAGTGGTACCGGGTGATGCGTCACCTCCCATACGAAACCAAGCTCGACATGATGGGCGAGTGCCATTTGTTCGGGCCGGACGGCTTCCCGGTGACCAGTCTGTTCAACCGTTCCCAGGGCATTGCCTACACCGATCGCATTGTCGCGCGCTTCGCACCGCAGGGCGTGTACTTCGATGATTTGCTAAGCCAGGAGGCCGCATGACAATTGAACGGAAGCAGCCCAAACCGAAGCAATGCCGAGTCGCTACTTGCAGGGCCTCATTCGTCCCGTCGCGGATGGGGCAGGCGGTTTGCAGCCCGGCCTGCGCGGCCATTGATGCACCGCGCCACACGGAGAAGGCCCGGAAGGCCATCGCGCAGCGCGATCGCCGCGAGATCCAGGTCCGCAAGGAAAAGCTGAAGAGCAGGGCGGATCATCTGCGCGAAGCCCAGGCGGCATTCAACGAGTGGGTTCGCCTGCGTGACGCCGATCGCCCTTGTATCAGTTGCGGTCGGCACCACGAAGGCCAATACCACGCTGGGCACTATCGCTCTGTGGGAGCGAACCCCGAGCTGCGATTCGAACCGCTCAACGTGTGGAAGCAATGCGCGCCCTGCAACACGCACCTGTCCGGCAACTTGGTGAATTACCGGCTTTCGCTCTTGCAGCTGATCGGTCCTCAAAAGGTGGATTGGCTGGAAGGACCGCACCCGGCCTGCAAGCACACCGTCGAAGAAATCAAAACCATCAAGGCCGAATACCGGGCCAAGACCCGAGAACTGAAGAGGGCTGCAGCATGATCTATCCAAGCGTTCTGAACGCAGTTGTTTCGGCCCTCGCGGCTGAGGC